TGAGTTTTCTCACGCCAAGTACAACTTAACGTCGGGGGACAGAGGAATCGAACCTCACGAAAACTAACGCCCCCCTCACCAGGATTGCAACCTGGGGCCACACCAGTGGCTCACCGTAAACGGGTATGGTACAAGGGACCACCTTGCTGCCGTGCACCAACACTGGACTCAGGAAGCACGCCCGAGCTCCAGACGTCGGCAAGGTGCCTCACGAACATGAGCGCACAGCTCCGCAAAAGTGCGGAACGACCCGGAAAAACACACGGGGCACGGAAACGGTTCACCGGCAAAATGCCGGCCCACACACTCCTGCCTCTGCGCATGCGTTCTACAGGGCTTACCGCATATGCACCGGTGATTGGGACACCCGGAGGTGTGAGTCGACAACACCAAAGCATCGGAGAACTGTGCACCACACTTGTGGCACGCAAACCCACGCCGGCGCCGCAGTGACGAGGGTACACCCACTGCGGCCAAACCACCACTGCCGTCATCAGACGCCCCCAAAGAAGAGCGGACCACTTCACGAAAAGAAGGTAAAGCACGGTTGGCGGTAAAGGAATCATCTGCAGGCGGCTCAACAGTGACTGTGACGTCCGAAACTTCACGAGTAGCACACTCACCAGACAAACTACCCACACGCGTACCCTGCGCAGAAGAGAAAGAGCGAGAACCAACAGCGCCACAACCCCCCCCAAGAAGGCCAGAGCTACCCAAGGCCGCAGTGCGCGCCTCCAACGCCGCAAACCCTCCGCCCGAAGGAGCTCGGACAGAAGGGGCGAGCGAAGCCTCCAGCGCAGCGAACCCGCCTGCGCCGGAGCCGGACGCGCCAGGCCCAAGAGCGGACTCCTCACGCCGAGGGCCCCACACAGAAGCCAAAGCACCCGAGTCAAAAGCAACCTCGGTACGCAACACAGGAGCGGCCACCGCTGCCTGCAACACCAGCGGTGCGACAGACGTCGGCGGTCTAACAACCGCGCGCGGCTTCTGGAGCGGCAACTCCGGGCTCCAAGGGGTAACAGCCGAGAGAAAGCGAGAGGACAACGCCGCACGACGCTCTCCCCGAGCGGAGAGGTCGGAAACGGACCCCCATGCCCTAACGCCTTCCTCGCGGAGCCACACAGAAGCCGGGGCCTCGAGCCGCGTCCCAACGACGGCATGCTCGAAGCCAGACAAACTTTCAACGGCCCGCGGGGAAAAGAAACGGTTGTCACAAACAGGCGCGCGCTCCGCCGACTTAGGCTCAGGACCACCCTCACTAGCTCGCACGAACCTGACCGCACGAGTACGAGCCAGCTGGGCGGGAGAAGCGAGCAAAGCGGCACGCCTGGAGAAGCACGAGCTCAGACGCCGACGAAGGGCCCGAACAGCACGGCGCCCACCAAGGGGAAGAGTGTCGACCCGGAACCGAAACTCCACGGCAGGAGAAACGAACCAAGCGTAACACCGGGAACCAGGCTCAAAAACGCGAACAAACTCTGCGTAACAAGGAACAAACGTGTCACCGACAAAGAAATCAAAGCTATCACCGACAACATAAAAGAGGTGGGCGACAGTGGCGGGAAAAGAGGTGTTGGAGCTAACCGAAGTTGCTGTTTCGGAGGAGGCGTTCGTTGGCCGTCTCACTCGCCAGCGCGCGCTGACGAGGCGTCGTTGTCCCGCCTCCTTCTTGTCCCTGGAGCTATCCATTGAACAAAACGATTCTTCGTCAACGAGCAAATACAGAAGAGAGCTTTTTCTGTTTTTTGCT